GGTTGGGTAAGACAGACATAACTATCGCAGGAGTGCGACAGGTCTTGCCCGAGATCTCTGCTGAGGAAGCATCTGTGTTGGTACAGTATCATCGCAGAGGTCTCGAATATACTCCCGACACGGTTTTTCCTGTCGAGGAGAGTGTGAACCACTACCAGTTTGACCCTAAGAGCTACGATCCAGAAGCGGCTTTAGGGGTTAAGCCATTCATGAGTCCCATTATATTGGGATGTTATGCTCCTGTTAAAGCTAAATCTAATGACCAAGCAACCGTTCAAGGTAGGGTCTTGGATGTTAAACCGTCAGATAACATTGAAATTACTGACTATGACTTAATACTGATGCAGGAGTTTACAGAAAGGCTAGTTCCCGACCGATTGGCCGGCACGGGAGTCCCATATGGAGTGGAAGAAGTGTATGAGCGTCAGCCAAGACCAACTCAGAGGCGCATTTTAGACGCTGCTTCAATGAGTACTCATATCACTGTGGACGAGGACATAAACTGCTTTCAGAAGAGTGAGTCGTATGGTGATGTTAAGGACCCAAGGAACATTTCTACAGTTCCTAAGGAGCCTAAGTTACATTATTCATCATACATGTACTCCTTTACTGATACTATCCTTAAAATCCAGCCTTGGTATGCATTTGCTATGACACCAATAGAAATAGCTGCCAGAATTGTTTTGATCTGTGCTACTGCTTTGTTTATTTATAATACAGACCTGTCACGTTTTGATGGTCGTGTTTCCAAGTATTTACGAACATTGGAGAGTATGTACATGATGCGCTGGGTGAGGAAGGACTATGCTGCTGATTTAGCTGAACTAATGGCTTCACAGCATGGGCAGCGTTCCGTGACGCGTTTTGGCGTCAAGTTTAAGACAGGCTATTCAAGGTTATCAGGGTCACCTGAAACCTCCCCGTTTAACACAATAGATGACGCCTTTATGGCGTTCAAGGCGTTGCGTTCAACGCGTGTTAATGGGGAATTTTTAACAGCCGATCAAGCATTTGAGAAGCTTGGTATATACGGTGGTGATGATGGGGTCACAGCGGATGTGGACCCAGATAGCTATGTCAAGGCTTGCGCCTCTGTTGGTCAGAAACTAGAAATAGTGGAGACTAAACGCGGGGAACTCGGAGTTACGTTCTTAAGCAGGCAATACAGTGCAGCTGTATGGTATGGATCGCCTAATTCTATGTGCGATGTACCTAGGCAATTAGCCAAGCTGCACACTACTACTAGTTTTCCTCCGACTGTCACAGCCATGCAGAAGTTGCATGAGAAGATGACTGGCTTCTATTGTTCTGATCAGAATACGCCAATCATTGGACCATACGCTAAGCTCGTGGTTGAGAAATTCGGGTTGTCCAAGACTAATTTGGGTGTTGCTGGTTACTTTTCGAAGTTCCCAGAAAACACCCAGTTCCCCAATGCTGACGATGGCAATTGGATGGTTTCACATGTTGAGAGCTCGTTACCGACCTTTGATTTCGGACTGTTTGACAGTTGGTTATCTAAGGTGCGTGTAGGTACTGCCAGTATTTTAGCTCCCCCCTTATGTGTACCCACTCCCACAAGCGTGCCGGTTGTGAAGCGCGATGTGGTCATCAATGGGGTTGTGGTCAAAGCTCCGAAGAAAGAGGAAGTCCAACAACAAGTAGATGTAGCGCCTAGCGAGTCCGTTGAAGCTAGTGGTGCGGGTAAAGATTACCAATGCCCGCACATTAAGTCAGGTTGCAAGTACGGCGACAAATGTAGTCATCTTGGCACTAAGAGTAAGTGCTATGGACCGACGTGTAAGTTCCAGCACGGTGTGGGACACTGTAGTAAGGGATTGGATTGTAAGAGAAAATCTTGCCCATACGAACACGTCAAGGCTGTCGTACCTAAGACAGTTACATTGGACACACTAGCATGTAAGAACGGGGTTGAATGCCGGAAAGAGAAGTGTAAATTCTCCCATCCATTCGGCTGGAAACCTGTTCTGTCAAAGTCCCCCGTTGGGGCCACATCTGGTGCCGTTATCGGCACTAGTGTGAGGGCTTAAATGCCTGATAGGAAAGCAAGGGACGGGGTCAACTTGGGACCCCGCCTGAATTAAACTTCCTTTCTTTCCTGAATCGTATTTCAGGGAATTTGTTTTTAGAAAAGATTATTAACCATGCAATTAGCACGCCGAAACCAACGTACCTCCATCGCTCCATATGTGGCGAGGGCAGCTGCTTCTGCAGCGACCAGGTCCGCCTCCAACGCCCTGTACAACAGCCTCCCGTCATTGGAGTCAGTCGGCAAAGGCGCGAAAAGCTTTTATGCAGGTTGGAAAGCTGGTTCGGAAGAAATCCACAAGGCTCGCAAGATGGCGGCCATCGAAAATGGTGGAATCTCCGTAAGCACAGCACCAGCCGCCGTGTCACACCGTATCGTAACGCGTCGCCCTACCGTTACTACCAAGAAAGGCCGAGGTGCCTCAACTGTGGTCACTCATCGGGAACTCATAACTGGTTCCGTTGCGGGGTCAACAACTTTCTCGATTTTGCCCGGAAACGTCTTCGCACTTAATCCGGGGCTACCTAGTTCTTTCCCATTGTTATCTGGGATTGCCAAGAACTACGAGGAATATCGTTGGCGCTACGTGAGGTTCCTGTGGGTACCTATTGCTCCTACGTCCGCTCAGGGTGATGTTATCATGATCCAGGAGTATGATGCAAATGCACCTCAACCTGTCTCGGAAGTCGACGCTGTTAACCACGCCGGCTCGATGACATGCAACATTTGGAAGGACTGCACTGCCATGTTTAATGGACCCGCTTTGCACAGTACTGGAACACGTCGTTACGTGCGT